ACTAGTTGTGGAACAGGATGGTCAAGAAGAGGAATATCATATTAACTTAAAAAGAATGGATATGGTAAACAATTGGACAATAGATGAAGTGATAGATCACCCAAAGCTTTCTGATGATTTTAAGATCAAATTCTTTGAAGAATTATTTGGAGAAGAATTGAGTGATGAGAATGTTGAACATGCTTTTAAGAAATGGAGAGCAGACAATATACGATCTTCTAATGTAAAAAAGATAATGTATAACGATGAGACAAAAGAAATGTTTATACAATTCCAAGAGGGAGACATATACACATACTTTGAAGTCCCATTTCAAATATTCCTTGATGTATCAGGAGGTAAAGCAACCTGTATTACTAGTGGTGAGAACAAATACGGATCTTGGTTTGTAGGGAAAACACCAAGTAATGGAGCAGCAGTTTGGAGATACTTAAGAGATAGTAATATCAAATACAAAAAGGGAGGATCATTAAAATAGAAAAGGGACTTAATGTCCCTTTTTTTATATAAAAGCCCCACCCAAAAAACTCACAAGATCATAAACAACAGATGGGTGAGGCTATAAAATATTTGTACTCTAAATATAATTATTCTTCCTCATCTTGTAAAGTTTCATCTTCGACATCATCAGCACAAGTAAGTATACTCCAAAGTAATTTTAATCTATCCATTTTTCTTTTTCCTTTTTCTTTTAATTAGTGTTTCAATATAATATCCATCTGGTGATATCCAACCATCATTTGCCATATATATAACCCTACGAGGTTCAATATGGGTTAAATAATTCTTAAGATCAACCAAAGTAAAACAAGGTACTTGAATATTTTTATTCTCAATATGTTTTATTACATACTTCACCGGTCTACGATAATCAAACTTCATCTTGGTCTTAACTCTAAACTTATGTTTGGTTATTTCTTTTCTACTTAAACCTGTCTCAATTTCAATTTCTGTGTCTTCTAAATCATCTAATAGTAGTTCAATGACCTTCTTATCCATCTCACTATATTTCGTTTGCTGTGCATAAGATTTAACGATATTATGAAGGAATACTTTATACTCCTCATCTTCCGATGTAGTTGAAGTATCTGTTATTTCCCAAAACTCAGCAACTGGTGTTTCTCTTTTCTGTTCTATAGCGTGATGTCTTCTACAAGCATTCTGTAATGTAATAAATGAATAACCTTTGATTGTATCGAAGTCAGCATCTAACTTACCATCTTCAATTCTCTTGTATAAGATAAGAATAACATCTTGTACTAAATCTTTCTTTTCATCATATCCAATGAAGTTACAAGAACTCAAAGTTGAAATTAAATGATTTAAGTGTTTGTATAATTGATTGTATAAACTCATATATTAAGTATAGATAATATCTATATAAAATCTTTATTTAGGTCAGATAAAGTCAAGTCATCCCCCTACCCCCTTATAGAAGAATGACTTTAACCTTACCTAAACTTTATTTGAGGCTGATATGTTGTTACAAGTCGTAGAAGAACAGAGCAATCATTTAACAGGATTTGTAAGGTTATATCCCTCCTTTACATGCTATTGCCCTCTGATCTTGTTTAATAAATACTTTAATAATTCCAATTAGTCAAACCATATAGAAAAAATCTATGAATACAACTTTTCCATAGAGATCGTATATTTATAATATGGAAACGGAGATATTAGAACAGATAGTAATTTCTTTGGAAAGTTGGAAAGATTTAAACAAGGTTGGTGAGGAAGTTAGAGCAATGGAAGACACAATCCGTTCCAAAGTTGAACATAACATAGATCCCGTAATGGAAGCCCTATTAGACCTCATACAAACTCATAAGAACGATTATGAACTTGGAAGGATAATAAGGACGATCTATATACCAATAAGAACATTACTTGATGATACACAAGATACTTGAAGAAATAGCCACCCCCAATTCTATTTATGATGAGATCATAGAAAATATACTACGACCAAACACACATCTAAAACCTGAACTTATAAGTGAACTAGCAATTTCATTTTTGGAGAATCAGATCAAAGTGAATGAGGTAATCAAACAGGGTTATTTCCTATATTACTTCATCCGTGCCGTCAAAAATAATGTTCATAGTAATACATCCCCATTTTATAAAAATAACATCGTTAAAGACCATATTTTCTATGAGAATGTTGAGATCATAGATGAGGATGATATCCAACTAAAAATAGAGAAAGAAGAGAAATACCAGCTCATAGATAAAATCTATACAAGAATACCCAAAACCTACTTCCAAGAGTTCCTGTGGCATGAGTACTACACAAAGGGAAAAACCTACAGGGAAATAGCAAATGAAAATGGTAATACATTCTCATATTGTTTGGTCTTCCACGAGGTAAAAAAAATCAAAGACGAGTTAAAAAAGAGTTTGACCTAACCAAATAAAATCACTATCTTTGTAATAACAAAAACAACAAGATATGTGTAATTTAACGGACAACTTTATGGAAGATGCTTTATTCCACCAACAACTAAAAGCAGAATACGAACACCGTATGTGGTGTGAGTATATGGAACAGAAAGAGGCTGAAGAGAAAGCCTACCTCACACAAGCAGAACAATACTTTAAAGACCTTAAAGAGTTTGAGATTACTCAAATGGAGAAGGAGTATAAAGCAATCAAAGAATGGGAAGATTTACAAACAGTATAAAAACAACAGAAAATGGCACAAATTAAAGAAAGACAAATCGCAACACAATCAAATCTTAAACTTGTAGTAGAGTATATGAACTCTTGTGACAAATGTTTAACTATGGTAGAGATTGTACAAATCACAACAGTATTAAACGACTTCGTAGAGAACGGATACTCGAAAGCTCTCACAGATCGTTTTGAAAAGATTGATCAAATTATATTTGGTAGAAAACCTTTATAATTAAAGACATAGTGGGATGGGGTTTTTTCATTATTTTCCTATCTTAATGATTGTGTTACTGGCATACCGCAATCGACCCATCCCACTTTTTTAATACCCTTCACAACAATTTCATATACTTGTATATTTATTAGTAAAACAAATACTAATGATTACACAAGCGTTATACAACAAACTCCATACATTAGCAACCAAACAAAGATTCCAAAGAGAAGATGCTGAGGAACTTCAGGCTGCAGTCAGAATGTATATCAATCCAAGTTATTCTGTTTGTCTTAGATGTGCTCAACAATTGAAGCATGGACAAAGAATCATCCTTAACTATTTAAATGCCGTACAAGTAATTGAGAATTTACCTCAAGTAGTTGAAGAAACTATATTTGAAATGGCAGAATTACCTGAACCTGATGTTGATATTGTCGAAGCAGATAAGGTTGGATGTACTAAATGTAAAAGATCAAAGAAAACCAAATCATGAAACTATCAGCAAAACATCAAGCATTCTGTGATGAGTATTTAGCCAATGGTATGAATGCCTTACAAGCTTATAAATCCGTCTATAAAGTGTCAGACAAAGTAGCGGGAGCAAGTGGGGTTAGGTTGCTAGATAATGTTAATGTGAAAGAATACCTCCAAGAAGAGAGAAAAAAGACCGCAGAACGACTGAATATAACCAAAGAAGAACTCTTATTAGATCTTCAAGAGATCAAAGATAGAAACAAAGGGGTAAGAGATCAAACCGCAATGAAAGCAATTGAGATCATAAATAAAATGAGTGGATTTGATGCCCCTGTAAAATCAGAGATCACCATTTCAGAACAACCATTATTACCCGATGACGAGGATTAAATTTGATACCTACGAATTATTATTAAGCTACGATTGTTGTAGTATATTTGAATACTATGAAGTACCTAAACTTCACGGATTAGATTATCACGATTGTATCTTTAGGGAGAATACAGCTGAAGATAGTTATATTGCGGGGATGTCTAATTTGGTACCAGGTTCAGAAGATAAAAGATATGTGTTTATTAACTTATTGAGATGTACTGACGAAATATCAACACTACTTTTGATCAACCACGAGTTAATGCATCATTCGTTTTTCCTACATAACTATAACTTACACAAGGAAGAGGAGATTATTACTTGGGCTGAAGAAGAGACAAGAAAAGTTTACGAGATAATAAAAAATGAGTTACAAACAGACAACAGCCTTAAAGAAGATACGATCCCTCAAGAATAGAATTAAAGTTATTCAGGGTGGATCTTCTGCTGGTAAAACCATTTCTATTCTTATTCTACTAATTGACAAGTGTATAAAGACACCTGGTCTTGAAGTATCCGTTGTATCTGAATCAATTCCCCATCTTAGAAGGGGCTGCGTTAAGGACTTTCTAAAAATAATGAAGGAGACAGGAAGATTTATTCCTTCAAACTACAACAAAACATTACTACGATACGAGTTCACCAATGGATCCTATATAGAATTTTTCTCTGCGGACTCTGAAGAGAAGTTGCGAGGTGGAAGAAGACAGATCCTCTACATTAATGAGTGTAATTCAATCCATTATGAATCATATCTACAGTTAGCAATCCGTACCAGTCAAGATATCTACCTTGACTACAACCCATCTTCAAAGTTTTGGGCTCATACAGAAGTTATCGGACAAGCTGATACAGATTTCATTGTTCTTAACTACAAAGACAACGAGGCATTACCTATTGAGGTGGTAGCCATGTTGGAATCAAATAGGGAGAAAGCAAAAACCTCAACCTATTGGGAGAATTGGGTTAGGGTATATCTTGACGGAGAGATAGGACAAATTGAAGGAACCATCTTTACTGACTTTGAGAT